AGGTAGATTACATATATCTTGTAAACTCATTACGTTATAATGATTTTCAGGACTTCTATCTTTGCCTTTATCAGAATAAGTTTTAAAAGACCAAGGTGGGTCAGCATATATTACACTATATTTTTTGTTAATATCCATATCCATATTATAATTAATAAAAATCTTACTGTACTTATTTCAGTTCTTAATGCCAAATAAGCACCTAAAGAAAATCCCCAATGCACTATTATTGAAAACAATACTAAAGATTCTATCATCCAAAGAATGCTTCCAATGTTGCCTGTTTTTCTAACTTCCAACCTATTGAGTCTAATATAAACTTCAAAGGATCTGTAAAGGTCTTTTCAAATTGTGCGTCATAGTCAACATACTGTTTAAGTTTAAATTCTCTAGGTAGATAAGTTGAAAATGAAATAACAGTATCTTTAACTGAATTAGGCAATCTTAACATTAAAAATTTAATTTTATCTCCATCTTTTATTAATGGATATCTAGTTTCTAAATCATTCTTTCTTAAATAGTAATTATAAATTAAAGCACCTTTTACGTGAATTGGTGTACCTTTAATATAGATATTTGATGTATCAACATATTTGTTTAAATTATTACACGACCTAGGAAACGCAACACTTTCAGGACTTAAATTTTTAAATTGTATTTTAAAATCATTTACAAACTTAATTAAATCTTCTTCATTTTGATTCATTATCACTCTTATGGCTTCTTTAATCTTACCTCTAACTACTTCAGGTGTAGATGATTTAACTGCTTCAACACCCATAACTTTTAATTTAGGATATTCATATCGTATACCTTCTTCATCAAACATATTTAAAATATATCTTTTCTTTGCAATCCATATTCCTTTGTTTGCAATTGCTTCACGTTTCATAAACATCTTTTGTTCAAACGCATTTACATATTGAGCAAGATTTTCAAAACTGTTATCAATAACTTTTTGTATTTTATCATTTGCGGCTTTGTCTAAAAAGTCAACAATTTGTTGTGTTGATTTATCTTTACAAACTTTTTCAACGAGTTTATCTAATTTAAGATAAATGGAATCAGTATCAGACGCAACAATATAATTTATATTTGTTGTATTTAAAATCTTGTTCATAAAAATATTTACGTCTCTTTCAACCCAACGAATTGCAAGTTGACCACCAAGTGTGATTGCTTCTGCCTGTCTTACGTCAAAATATCTAAAGTATTGATTACCAATTGCACCATAAGCACTATTTAAAGAAATCTTTTTTGCCATTTGAATATTATTACATCTAGCAATTTCATTTGAGTAAATGGGATCTTTTGTCTTTTGAAATTCTTTTTTTGCCTCCATCATTTTCTTTTTATAGATAACACGATCACTATACATTTGTTCCATTAACTCAGCAAGAAACCCTTGTTTGTCTCTTTTAAACATAGCACCATTAGGTGCAACTGCTACATTTCGTTCTTTTGCCCATTTAAGATTTAGTTTTTCTTCTAAAAAATTTTCTACACCAGACGCTTTAGGTTCAACACCTACAAATGTTTCTGGCGAAATATTATATTGCATAATCAAGTGTGGATAAAGTGAGTTTAAATCAAAAGAAACAATCCATTTATGTAAACCTAATTGAGGATCTTTTACATATGCACCTTCATATTGTGAATCTTTTTCATTTTCTTCTCTTGGCGGTATAACAATCTTTTTCTTTTTAAGATGATTATAGATTAAAGTATCCCAACATCTTACTTGTGAATATACATCATTGTAGTTTACTTTAAAGTCATATGCCATAGTTAAACATAATTCAATCAATCGCATTTTATCTTCAAGTCTATCAACTAACTCAACATCTTGGATATTATATTCTACAAATTTTTGATAGTCTTTAGTATAAAAATCTTTAAATGTTTCATAAGGGTTATCAATTTTTTGTTCTCCTAATTCTACTTTGGCAATATAGTTCAGTTTATAACTTTCTTGTCTAACATAAGTAAACTTTCTATACAATTCAAAATAATCTAAAACAGAAACGCCTAAAATATTCCAGAACTGCTGATTCTTTTGTCCCATTTGAACACGATCAGCGTTGACATAATTCCAAGGCGACATTTTATTAATGGTATCTTTATCAAACATAAATCTCATTCTATTCATTAGATAAGGTATGTCAAAGAAACGAACATTCCAACCTGTAATAATATCAGGATGATTTTTACACCAGAACTTTAAGAACTCTAATAATAAATGTTTTTCATTTTCACATTTAATATAAGTTACATTTGATTTTTTTGTAATGAAATCTTTTGTGCCCCAAGTAATGATTTGTTTGTTACTATGATTTTTAACTGTTAAACAAATAATCGCTTCTTTGGCCGTGTCGGCATCAGGAAAACCGTGTTCACATTCGCACTCTAAATCTAAAGTAAAAATTTTAATTTGACTTTTATCCCACTTAACTTCATCTTTATATTCACTTGAAATATATTGGTAGTTATATCTTGTCATACCATAGATTTTATATTCAGGTATTGACTTATAATTGTTTACAAATTCTTTTGCTTTTGAAATACTATCAAATCTTTTTTGTTGTAGATTAATACCATCTAACGTTTTAAACTGTGATTGTTCTTTTGTAGGAAGAAAAAGTGTAGGTTGATAATTGATACGACTTAAATATGATTGACCACTTGCGACACCTCTAATGAGTAACTTACCTCTATGTTCAACTACGTTTGTATAAAAATTACTCATTTGGTATTATCACTTCAATTCCATCATATTCTTTTTTTAAAACTACTTGACAACTTAATCTACTGCGGTCTTCAACAAAATTAGATTGATATTCTAATAATTCGTATTCAGCACTATTATACATCATTTTATCTAGTTTGTCAAACCAATCTTTATTTAAATAAACGTGACACGTACCACACGCACAGCAAGCTCCACAGTCTGCGGATACATATGCTTTTTTGCCTTGATAACGTAAGGCCTCCATTAATGTTATACCTTCTTTAACACTAATGGATTCTTTATCTCCATTTGCGTCTATAACATTAACTTGTATCACGTAATTAGTTTTGGTCCCGTTTTGGTTACAATTTTAGATGTGTTTTGTTGATAAGCAGATAAAATACTTTCATCTGGATTTGTAGTCGCAATAATTTTATCTCTTGCTATTTTTATTATTGTATCTTTTGTATAGGGTATGTAGGGATGGAAACCAATTGTCATTGGTTGACCAGGTTGACCTTGCATTGGAATCAATACAAAGGGTTTTTCAACGTATTCAAAATTGATGTGATCGTTATATTCACCTTCATTACCTTGTACAGACCTACCAACCATATCTTCACCAGTTGAAAGCCTATACAGCTTTATTTCACTCATAATATACTCCTTTTATTATATAATTATTCTTCTTTATTATCAGAAGCCTTTTTACCTATATTGTATTTTGCCTGTAAATTCCATTCGCCTTTTTCTTTAAAGGCAATAATTTTAATTTGAGATAAGGGTGCCTTATCTTCAGCATTTTCAGGTTTAACAATGTTAAGTAAATTCCAATCTTGTAATAGTATTGCTACTGTATTTCTTCTTTGAATATCGTTTTGTACTAAAGTTGCTTTCTTTCCGTCTAAAGCAAATAATTCTTTAAAATGAACTATGTAATATTTACCTTGTTTGTGTAATATGTGGCACGATTGAAATAATGTTTTGTCTTTTCTACTTGCGACACCTATTCTGGAAAGTGTTTCTCTAATTTTTAAAAAGTCATCTGGTTGTTTTAGAGTTACCTCTAACATACTTTCAGGCGACCAATTTACTGTTTCGTCACTCATTTAATTCTCCCACCCTTATTTAAACTCTCTTTAATAAGGTCTATTTGTTCCTTTGTTAGTATGTCTAAAGCAACTCTTGCTTTTGCGTTGCTGTATCCATAATATTCTTTAATCAAATCTAAATTTTTTGAACGATTCGTAGATGTCCACTTACCGCCAAAACGTTTTCTTTTACGAATACTATTTATTAAAAAATGAAACTGAAGCTTCTTATCTAAACCGTGTCTTTGGTTCATTTCATTTGCCATTATAATTGTGTCAATATGTTGTGATAAGCAACGATTTATGATATAAGGTGGGTATTTTTTATACCAAGTTAAATCATCACTATCAAGTAAATTTTCTTTAGACCAATTGATGGCGTTTAAATAATCACTTAATTTATATTCGTTCATTTAAATTTACATTGTGCCATTATTTCTGTCAAACAAGCAACCATATTGATTTCGTTGTCTGCCACAAAGGCTGCCTTATATTGATAGTCTGCAATTTTAAGCACAGCGTGAGGAATAGATGAAGGTT